AGTTGAAACAACTCGCCACGTTCCTTAACGAGCTGCAAAAAATCCTCCGCTTGTTTGGCTTGCCACACGGAACAAACAAACCGTTGTACCAGGTCATCGCGCCCTTTCGGCCGACACCACACGCTCATGGTTTTTTCGTTGTTGTTTTCCGCCTGCTCGTAGGCGTGATGCTCGCCGTCGAGCCAGCATGAATCCAAGCCGAATATCTCGAGCCGTTGGAATCCGAGCATCCGCATCAGCGAGATGGCGCGCATCGTCACGGTCACGCCGATGGTCACGGGATTATGGCGCTTGAAATAATACTGATCCAGCAGCTTGATCTCGTCGTCGCCAGCGCTCAGCGCATGCCAGATGGTGACAATGCGGTCGCGGCATATCTCGAAAGTTTTCGGATGACATTGCGAGGCCAAAAGATAATGGCAGTCATGCACCGGCGTTTCGACAAACCGCGCGTTGAATTCGCGTGCGTCCATCACCACCGCGGCATGCGGGCGGATATTGTGATCGACGCACCATTGATAGGCGCCGTTGACGGTGAATACCTTGCCGCCGGTGCGCCAGATCGTCTCGACCAGTTCTTTCTCTGTCGTCTTTAGCGATGGCCCGCCCGCCACCAGTATGGCCACGTCGGGATTGGGGTCGTAGGGCATCGCCTGCGGCAAGCCGCGCCGGATATTCTCGGCCACCTGCGCTAGCAATTGTTCGTCGGTCACGTTGACCCGGCAGTCCGGCGAGAACGCGATCTCCATGACCCGTTTCGGATCAAAAGGAATGACATGCGTCTCGGCGGCATCGCGGCGGCTCATCGTTGCACCACGTAGAGACCGGTTCCGCACAGGTCGCGCGCCTCGACCAGGTTGCCGAGCGTGGCAATTCGGTCCCGCCACCATATGAAATTCTGCACGGTCAGGTGCAATGGCTTGCCGATGAATTTCCCGTAGCCATCGTCGTGCAATGCAATCTGCAACCAAGTTGTCCGGCACGCCTTGAGGATGCGATCGAGCGCCAGCATGGTATATTCGGTCGGCAAGTGCTCCATCACGTCGCAGCAAAAGCCGTAATCCCAACCGAACTTGTTGTTGATGGCCCAATTGTCCCACAGCGCCGCCTGAATGAACCGCGTGCGGTCGATCTGCGGGTTGAGCGCCGCGTCCGTCAGATCGAGCCACGAAACCCGGAAGTCGAGGTTGGCAAACTTCATCCCCGCCACCCCGGCGCCGCAGCCGATGTCGATAAGGCTCGCCATGGCAACCGGCTCAAGCACCTCGATGAAGCGTTCGACATTATCCAGTCCAGGTGAATATTTGCTGTATTCCGGGTAGCTCCATATTTCCTCGTACTTGAGTCGTTCCGGCGCGGTGCTGTCGTTGATGTGCAGAGTCATTCCGTTCTCCTGAAGGCGAAAGCACCGATATCCTCGCGCCCAGCGTGAACTTCCATATTGCTGTCTGTGATCAATTCAAATCCCGAATCGCGCAGCATGCTGACCAGGCCACGCCGCGTCCAGTACCAGCAGTGTTCGTCCTTGCGGTAGTGTTTCGAGCGCAAGACGTGCGCGGCGTCGCGGAAGATAGGCACCGCCAGGAACAGCCACTGCTGCACGTTGGCCAGCAACGGCCGGAAATCATGCATGTGTTCGAGCACGTCCCACATCGATACAGCTGGCACCACCGCATCATAGGGATCGCACCACAGGTCGCGTTCTTTGAGCCACACCACGCCGGCCGGATTTATGTCAAAGCCGAAAGTCGGGGCAATTGCATTGCGTCTTTCGATGAATGCACCGGAACCGATACCGATATCGACCAGCCAGCCGCGATAATATTGCTCGATGAACTCGACGCGGCCCGCCATCAACTCCCTGCCTATCGGGCTGTCTGCCTGCTCGGCAAAGCGATCGAAGTAAGCCTGATCGTAAGGCGACTCCGTCACATGGAAGTAGCCAACTCCAATTTCGGGAAACCATTGTAATCGGCCATCGGCAATATCTTCGTGCAGCGTCGGTCGAGGAAACGGCAGAATTGTTGCATCAGATCCGGGATCGCCTTGCTGCACTCGTGCCGCATGTTCGTGCATTGACAGAAGTCCTTTGGTGTCGCGAAGTCGATGCGCGAACAATCCAGCCGCGGATCGAGCACACGGCCCGGCGCATTATGCCCGCCCTGGCCACCGAGTATGACAAAGCAGTCCTTCTTCAGTGCCAATGCTGCCGGGATAATGAATCCGACCCCGCCGATAACGATGTCCGATGCCGCCAATAACGCCAGCATATCCATGGCCGGCAGCTCGCCGCGCAGGAATTCACTGTCACCCTTTGGCGGTTGGCCGACGAAGTATTCTTCCCGCTCGGCAATGTCGGCAATGCAAACGATATGATGCGTCGGTCGCAAGGCCTCGACAATGTCGAGCAGATATTGCGGCTCCGGGTTGCGCGCCGAATTGAACCATTCGCTTCTGAGCGTGACCGGGCGCACGAAGGCAATGGGCTTGTCAGTCTTAACCGGCGATGCGGGCAATGCCGGCAAATAGAACAAGTCTGGATCTAGCTTTATGCCGAACGACTGTTCCATTCCATTGATGATGGAAAGGCCCAGCTGGAAGGCGCGTTGATAGCTGTTGCGCACCCTCTGAAACCGTGTCGGCCGTGGTTGCCAGACAACGCGGCTTCTCGCCATGTTCTTATTTTGCGTGCGCAGGCGCGAATAACCCCCGGTCGGCCTGACAAATTTGACCGGCAGGTCCGCATACAATTCCGGCCACGATGTTTCCAGATAGACATTACGGGTTCGCGATAGAGCGTGGATGAACGGTCGCTGGAATATGTTGTCGCCCAGTCCCTGCATGCCCAGAACATGCAGATCAGGCTGCGACTTGGGCGGCGGCGGCATGATCCTCCAGATTGACGATCGGCCATAGTGTCAACGCGCTACCGGGCGAGGCGTTGACGCACTCGATGTTCAGGCTTTTCAGGTCTTCGGCCACCTTCGGCAGATCCGTCTGTTGCCGGCTCCAGCAGTTTGCCGTCACCTTCCACGGATGCGGCGCGTGGTGGTGGATCTTCCCATCCGGCCCAGCCTTCTGATCGATGCCGAGCAGGACGATCTTTGTCACGCCCAGATGTACCGCTAAATTTATCGCCGCAGTCAAAGTGGTGTTCTTGACCATCAGCGTATGCGTGTCGGTGGCTAATCCTGGCGAGGTCTTGCGGATCACATTCAACACCGGCGGCGGTCCGCTTGCCGCATTCGAGCAACTGACAATCTTACCGGTGAAATTCATTAGCTTCTGGCGATGATGCAGGAACCAGCGCATGTCGGAAAAAATGACGTATTGCGCCCAAGGCACCGCCAAATAGGAGCTGTTGATAGCGATGATGTTCTTGCCCTTGATGAGTTCAAGGTTCTGTTCGAGAAGTGACGTGCCGCCGCCAACGATATAGGCAATATCCCCTTTCCAGGCCGGCTCGATGCGCCAGTTCAAACGATCAACCTCTTGAATTGCTGGATCATTTCGGTGGCATTGGGCGGCAGGATCTGGCCACCGCCGCTTGCACCGGCAATGCCGAACCGATTGTAATAATCTCCGAACGTCACCGACGTATCGCCGTGCGTGGTGCTGCGCACCGATGGATCACGCATGGCAAATTTCTGCGCCCGCAAAGTTTCGATGCAGGCCTGCGATAGCAAAGCCGGCGCCTCGTCGGGCAAGTCAAAGCCGCCGCTGTATTGAACGACCACTTCGCCGCACCAGTGGCCATGGGACCAACCACCAGACACCAGCCAGAGAATTCCGGCGTCCATGTCGAGTTTGTAGCCGGTTGCATCGATCGCAGACCCGCCGACCGTTATGGAATCGAATTGCGTCACCGGATACTGGCGCAGGTTCAATCCGAGTACCGGATCGTAAAACGACATGCGGAAATTCTCGGAAACCGTCAGCAGGGCAAAGGTGCGGTCGCACAATTCGCCAATCATGCGCGAAGCTCTGGTGATATTTTCCGCCATGATGGCATCGACCGCGGTGTTGCCGGTGATGCCGAGCGCTAGGTTAACCGCATCGACCGTGGTCAGGTCATAGACCGGAGACGTTGGTCCGATGATGGTGAAAAGGGATTTCCTCATGGCTCATATCTGCCAATGGGACCTTGGGGACCAGCCGGCCCTCGTTCGCCGTCCTTGCCGTCGCGGCCCTTGTGAATGAATAACTGCCAGTCCTTTGAGTGGCCTGGTTTGGCTTTGGTGCCTTCGACCATGCAGACCCAGCCAGATCCACCGCTCACCACCATGTCGTCGAGCTGGAAGTCGGCCGCATCGTGCTTCCATGGCCCGCGGTAACGCCCGCGTGATGGGCCGGCGCCGTCCTTGCCGTTCAGTCCTGGCAGTCCTTGCGGACCCGGATCACCCTTCTCACCATTGTTTCCCGGCGCACCATCCTTGCCGTCGCGGCCGTCCTTGCCGGGGATGCCGCTTTCGCCACGCAAGCCAACATCGCCGCGTTCGCCTTTCTCGCCGCGCGGCCCTTGCTCGCCAGTGGCACCCTTTTCCGGCGTGCGTGCCTCCAGCGCGCTCAACCGCTGGTCGGTCTGTATTTTGTATGAGGCAAAGTGTTCCTTGATGATCTCGGCAATCTCGCGCCCAATATTATCCTCAAGCTGCATGGCCCAAGCTCCGTTTAATAGCGTCGAGCAAGGCGCGTTGATTCAATTGTGCTGGTGCCGGCGTAACAGGACTTGGCGTTGGTGCCGGAGCGGCCGGTAGTGCCGGAGCGTTGGCGCGGTTGGCCAGCGCATCAAGCGTAAACATCTGCTGCTGCGCCATTGGCGACTCGCCGCCAGTAACATCGATATAGCCGAGCACTCGTCTGGCTTCATTGGGCGAGAGAATGCCCTTGCTTACAGCCTCCGCCAGCACCGTGATCTGTGTCTGCGAATCCATGCGGAACAGGCCGGTGAGGTCGAATTCGGCACGATAACCGGCATCGATCAGCCCAAGACCTTCCGACAGCGTCAGTTCGATGTGCTCGATCAGGCTTTGCAGGCATTGCTTGTAGTACTGCAGATCGAGCAGCTCGGCGTTGTTGTAATTCGGAGGATCCTTGACCCCGACCATGAAGGCCGGGATGCCGAATGCCGTGCAGATCGTCTCGTCGGTATGCTTCAGTTGCTCGATCAACTGGCTGTCGACGGCGTTCTGCTGCAGCGCATTCCACGTCACGCCCGATCCGAGCACTGCGACCCGGCCCTGGTTTACTCCGGTGTAATTGCTGTTCCAGTTGTTCTGCAGCCTTTCCGCGGTCGTTTGGTCTATATTTCCCGGTGCGGTGAGGATGCCGGACGGTCTCGCCGCATTGCCGAAGAACGATGCCGAGAATTGCTGGATCGACAGCCCGCGCACCGCCGGGGCTGCGGTCGAGTAAAGCGGCGACATTCCCACCAGCGGATGGAACAGGCAATTGATGCGGTCGTGCATCACCTCGTCGGCCGGCACCGTGACGCGATCGACGGGAATGCCGGCCAGCTTATCGGTGTTGAGTTCGTAGAATACCGAACCGTCGTCTGCCACCATTGGCTTGACCCGGTTGGGATCGAGCACATACAGCGCGCTGACCACGTTACGGTTATCGCGTTCCTTGAGAATGTAGGAATTACCGGTGCGCAGTTTTGCGATCAGCCAGCTCTCGAAGAACTGGATGCGGTTCTGGTAGCGGTTTGGTTTGTTGAGCACCGGAGAGAATGCCGCGGCGGTGGTTTCCTCCCAGACCTCGTCGACCGGCGCCATCAGCTTGAGCCGCATCTTGGCAACGTCGGCGGCGATCATGGAAACGCAACGGTAGAGCGTCGCGTTCTGCAGCGGATTCTCCATACTCAACGGCAGATTGCGTTGCCATGCGCCGGCAAAAGGTTCTTGCACGATCGGAAACCAGCCGCGGTCGTACGCAGTGGCCGGCAGCATCGGTGACTGCTTGCGCACGGAGACCTCGAAGCCGAGGATTTTCACTCGTCATCCTCGGCGCGCAAGTCGGTGCGCTTATAGCGTTTCTTCTTCTTGGGCGGATTGTCATCCATCTCCACCGCCAGTTGCGCTAGCACCAGAACGCGACCGTCGGCGTCGGAAGCAGGCTCGAATATTTCACCCGCCTGCAACCGACGCCCGTCGTAGTCCAAAAGCCTGATGGCTTTCAGCGTCATCAGGTGACCGCGCCGCCGTAGGCACAGTTGGTCAGATAGAACACGCCTTTATCGCGCAGGCGCTTCCAGGTTATGAAACGTTCGGCACGGACGAGCAGCAGGTTATTTTGAAAGGCCGAGATCAAGTGCCAGTTGCCGGACGTTGGGTTATCATCCATCTCAACCGAGGCTTCGGTGGAAGCTGAGATCTCCAGCCCGCCATCATCCGCAACCGCAATCGATGGCGGATTCAGAGCGACAACATAACCGGATGGCACGTTGCCGGATGTGATCACCTGAATGCCGGTCACGTTGCCGCCATCCCCATTGACCGTAGGAAACTGCTGAATGCCGAGCGTGGTGTAGATCGATCCAATTGCTGTCGCCAGTTGCGGCTGCATGAGCAGCACCAGGTTTGCAGTGCTGATATTGAAGTCCTGGAAGTGTTTGATGATCTGGCGGATATCATGGATCAGATCCGTAGAGGCAGTCCCAGAAGCCGCATCGCTATCGGCACCGTTTGTGATCGAAGCCGGTCGCGATCCGGTAATTGCGGTTACCGATGGCGTGATGAACTGCTGATCCTGGAATTGGGCAATGGCCTCTGCCAATTTTTCACGCGCCCACATTTCAACCGCTGGCGTTGAGTATCTGGCGAGTTCCTGAGTCACGCCGATAATCAGCGCTATTTTATTAAAGGCCAGCGTCACCGTATCAAATGCGCCAGCCGCAACAGGCTTGCTTTCCCCTTCCCCGACCCACTGGGCCGAAATGGCTGCCGTGTCTCGTACCACGCGAGAGTTGAATGGCACCCGCGTCAGGCCCTGAATTTTGCCGAAAAAAGTCATCGGCAATAGATAGTTGACGAATTCGGAAGTAAGGTTTTGCGCATAGACCAATGGCGCGGCCCATGTCGCTCCAGTTGTGGTGCCATATGCAACCGCCGCTTTGGTGCGCAGCGCATTCTCAATCTGCGGCCATTGTCCGCAATGCTCTCTGGCGACAGCAATTACGTCCCGGTGATTTTCCCGCGCATAAGCCTGACAATGCAGCAGCTTCATCAGGCCGATGCCAGGCTCCAGCGTTGGCGCTTTCACCTGGATGACGGACGAATGCATCGCCACGCCGTCATCACTCGTTACCGGCCTGGCGTTGGCAATCAACTCCTTCTCGATCGTCCGGCAGTCCCTCAATTCACGATCAATCGAAGTGATCTTGGATTGATGCTCATCGAATTCAATCACTTCGGCCTCGTCCTTGGTGCGGTCTTCTTCCGTGATCTTGCTTTGAATTGCGTCACGTGCAGCCATTACGGCGGCGCGTCTTGCCTCGAGTTGTTTCATCCTCTCGGCGTTGGTTGTCGTGGCCATAGTCCTGGCCTCCAATTTTAAGGAACGGGAAACCGCGACGGCGGCGGGCTGATGGCCTGACGAGGCCGGCAAGGCTGGTTGCGTATCGCCGGACGCGGCGCGCAGGCCTTGATCGATAGAACGAATGGTATGGATGGACGCTTCGGCATTGGCCGGGATGGTGACGGCAGAAACTTCTAAAATTTCATATTCATCGTATTGCAGGCCGCCGCCCTTAAGGTGCGTGATCTTGTCGGCGACGGGTTTGAACCCGATAGAAACCGCGCGCACCAATCCCAGCTTGATGCTTTGCCAGGCCTCGTCGAGCCGGTCCTTCAGTTTGCCCGGCTCGGTGGATTGGGCGATCTTGGCACGGAATGGAATGCCTTCGTCGCGCGACTCAGCCCAAACCACATGGCCAATCGGCTCGCCGGATTTATGCTGCCATAGCATTGGTAGTGGAAGACTGTATTTGGCGCCGCGCGGCATGACGACATCACCGACACGATCTGCAGTCGGCGTCGAGGCAACGCCTTCGATGATGCGCTGCTCATCATTGAACGACTTGATGTCGAGCACCGAATAGGCGCGGTTGAGTGTCATGATTTCACCTTTTCAGCCGACAAAGAACATCTGAAACGCCGGTGCCTCGTCGGGCTTGTTCTGCATGACCAGCGCGGCATCGAACATCGCCATGGCGCAGTCGATCTTGGCGTCGCCGGCATTCTGTTTGGTGGCCCTGATAGCCGTCGCGGTCGGCTCGATCTTGACGTTGCCGACACACCAGGACATCAGCGAAGAACCAGTATGCCATAGTGTGCCATTGGCCAGCTTGCGCTCGCTGCCCTTGATGGCATTCATCATCTGATAGCCCTGCGGCGCACCGATCAGGTTTTTGTCGGCGACGGAGACTCCGATTTTTCCGAGGGCGTCCACAACTTCACCGAGGCCAGCAGGGTCAACAGCGACAGCCGCCAAAAGATTTCTTCGCTTGATGTCGGAAATGATCTCAACGATGGCGGTGATGTCATCCAGTTCGTCTTGGACAATGGTGAGTTCCCCTCTATTCTGGAAATCCTGCAGCGTTGCCGCGATGGTTTGCCTTCGCTGCAGGACGCTCTCGTGACACCAAGCATGCGACCAAGCCAGCCAATGTTTGGTCTCGCGGCAACGTCCGAGAGTACAAAGCCCAAACA